GTGCAACCATAGATGTTGAGCCTGTTGCGGGCAAAACAACTGCACTAGTTTCACTGATGGGGTTTAGGTTTGGTATAGCCATTCATGGGTTCTCCTATCAAATATAAATAGTCTCCCACAGAACAAAGTGCTTTACTTCTTAGAGGTTGTCTTTCTAGATCGCGTGCTCTTAGCCTTGGTAGTTGGCTTTTTCTTGCGAGCAGTTGTCTTCTTGGCGACAGGTTCCCTTTCTTTTTCTGCTTCTACTTGTTTCTCAACCATTTTCAAAACAGGCGTTTCTTCAACTGGCTCCTGATCTTCAATTTTTTGTTGTTCTACAAAATTGGTCTTTGGTTCTTCCTCGGTCTTAGGACCGAATCTTATCTCTCTTAAATGTGCAAATTTAGGATTAAATAAAATCCTTTTTTTCTTACCCACGATACCTCCAGTGGTTTGTAATATAATTAGTCTGTTGCGGTCAATCTAACCCATTCATCATCAAAATAGCTACAAGACCGGGCAAGTCTTCTTTCACATAGACGCCTGCGAACAGTGTATCTGTCCTGCCGCCTACATAAGAAATCGCAGCATCCAAGTGCTGGCTGATATCAGGATCATTAGCCATTTCTGGGGTCACTACAAGCAACATAGAGCCTGTAGATGGTTTACCCTTCGGTAAAGGGCACGGAGAGCGTTTCAGACAATTCTGAAAGATGGTTGCTCCCAAATTAGGAATGTTAGGATCCCCCACAATTGTAGATCCGATGAACATTCTTTTCTTTGTCCTCAGACAACGCTCTAAATCTTTGGAATCAAACGACTGAATCGAAGATTGCTCAGAAGACAACTTTAGTACCTGTGAGAACAGCTTGGCAAATGCAGTGTTAGCAAAAGGATACATACCAAGCATTCCAATTTTGCCTCTTAAGAGCTTAACCTGTCGCTCGTTATCGATAATGATATGAGGATGCTCTGCAACATCAGCGAGGAGTGCAGATGCGTTCTTAGTGATGGTAGAGTTCAGTGATTCTTGGGCACTTGGCTGTGAAACGATATAGACTACTTCGCCCTCGGCACTTACAGATTTCAAATAGCGTTCAAAAACACCGTGTAGAGAGGAAACAGCACTTCCGGTACCTCCTCCGGCTCCTGCAAGGACAAACAGCCAATTTACGTTGCCCAGCTTAGTCCTCAAGGCATCTTCAACGACTGCTCCGTTGTCTGCAAAGACAGTCTTGCCCAAGTTCACATCTTTTCCGATACCGTCTGCATCTGGGATTAGAACAACATGTTTCTCATCAACACCCTCTGGGATATCTTTCGCTGTGGTGTTCACCAGCAGCGTTTTATTGAAGCCAAGGTCAAGGAAGGCTTTAGCCATCTTGCCTCCTCCTCCACCAACGCCAATAATCGCGCAGTTTAGAGAGGTGATGATATCGTTATCATCGAGTTGTTGCTCGCCCTTTACTTCTTCGTCGTCACCATAATGGTCTATAAAATCAAAATCACTCATGTTTGTTTTCCTTTTGTTCCCCAATTGCTATAATAAATAGTTTTGATAAAACTATTAATCTCAAAAAATTGCTGACGGTATTTTCGGCAGATTGGTGTTTTAAAAAAAGAAGCCCCCAACCAAAAGGAAGGGGGCAAAATTTTAAAGGCTCATCTTACAATCGATGACTCTGAAATTAGCTGAGGGTTAACCAAACAACACACTGCTCTGTGGTAGCTGCCTGAACCATCAAGGTGCCAACTATTTGGTGAGCTATGTCAGTATCACCAGTGACGACTCCAACGCCCATAACAGCACCGGGGGCAGCATCAGCACGAATCATAATCCCGCCCAATTCATCGGTTGCGCCAGTTGGGTTCTCAAGGTACTCAACCGAAGCAGGACCAGCGGTTTGGATCCATCCATAATAGTCCGCAGTAAATGGTATCGGGGATACACCAATAATAGGTCCGCCGAACGTATTCGGTGCAACAATTACATCATTATACGGAGCCAAAATTAAGTCAACTTTGCTCGACGTGGTTAGCGCCGTCGTGTAAAGAGGGTCATACATAGAAAATGCACATGTCGCGGTGCCAGAAGCCGCAGGATGGCTCTTGATTTTCAAAAGCAACCCCTGACCCGGACCATCTTGAATATGAATGTACCCTTCTGCATATTGATTTGCAGTCGTGGCTGTGTTGCCCAAAGTTACAGTAATGATGTTGTTGAGCGCGGTAGTCGCGACTGCTGCACAATCACGGTGATTGGCATTAACCAGTGGTGCAGCTTGGACACATTCGCCAGCGGCGATGACGGCACCGCCGATTCCTGCATAACGATACTCCCGGTTGCCATATTGTAACTTCGTCCCGAAGTCAAAAAGCTGTGTTGCAGACTCCGCAAATGGATTAGCCGCAGCATCTCCGGGGCAACCATTTTTACCTATAATAACCTTCGTCGGACCCTGTGTTCCAATGGCACCGGCAGCGCTTGCCAGCGACGAATTTAGATTAATCTCTCTCTTCAAACCTTCTAACAATGCCTCTGTTCTCGCGAGACCCACTCTTTTACTTCCCATGTTAAAAACCCTCCATTTATAATCGTGTCACCGCAGAATTGCGGCTGTAAACATATCTGTTCACATAATAACTTAGGTTGAATCTTTATGATTCATCTGTAAGTAGTCTTCAGCCGCTAGTTAAGTCAGTTTCATAACTTATAAATAAAAAAAACCCGCCCTCCGAAGAGAGCGGGTTAGGTTTTGTCAACCTTTAGTAGTTACTAGCTAGTTGCACCGGGCTCACCAAGGAGTCCGCGAACGATAACCAGACCGTACATATCAGGGCGCACCATCTTCTTGGCGTACCGAGTCATGACACCCTTGCGGGGCACGAAGTCCTCGACACCGAAGATCGTTGGAGTGACCTGTAATGGGACGTAAGGAGCGTAAACATAGCCGCTCTCAAGGAAGCTGTTACCTTTACGACCAACGAGAACAACGTTCCGTGGGAAGTAAGGGTCGACGTAAACGTCGAACTTCTTGGAGAGTGAACCAACGTTCACAGCACCGATAGTACCCTTGTCTTGATCAGCAGTGACGCTTGCTCGGAAACCAGCGGTAAACTCAAGGATGTTAGCAACCTCGGGTGAACACACCACAAAGTTAGCACCACCCCGAAGAGTCTTACGGTGGATCTGAGCAGACACATCATTGATGGTCTCGATGAGGGTTTCATACCACTCGGAAACAGTACCAGTGAAGTCAGGAGCAGCCGAAGATGCACCAATTTCAGCACCAGTAGTGCGTTCCACGAACAGACCGGGCGAACGAGACCAGTAGAATGTACCAGCCGCAGAGCCTTTCATAAGATCCTCAAGAATCTCACGGTCGATCTCAAGAGCGATCTGCTCACTCAAGATGCTTGTAAGTTCAACTTCAGCGTCCAAGTTGTGGTAGGCATTTAAGTCCTGTCCCAACTCTGGCGTCCATTTAGCTTTGAGCTTCTTAGTGATAGCGGTCACGCTAACAGAATCAACCTTGATGTCGATCTCTGGGATAAGCTGGTCATCCTCAAGACCCCACGTCGTGGTTGCTGCCACAGCACCAACAGCATTTGTCGCACCAGCCGTAGCCGTTCCGCCAAAGTTATCAGTCAGAGTATGAGTCAAGCCGAAGCCGTTCACACTAGAAGAAGCAACTTGCTCGATGGCACTATTAGCGCCCCAAAGGTTATTAGCGGTCGATTCAAAGACCAGATCGATTTGCCAACCTGAACCTTGTGGGTTCCGAGTGTCAGTCGAAGCTGTAGAGTACGAAGTCAGACGACGTACAAGGCGAGTGTTTGTTAACGAACCAGTAGTATTAATCGAAACCAAGTTGTCAACATTAATTTGACTATTGATAACCGAAGAACCAGTGATTGTGAACACCGCGACATCTGAACCAGAAAGATCTGGATCATACTGTGCAAGACGGTCTAGAACACCCTGCGAAGGCTGTGGACCGGAGTGCGAGCCGCCGCGAGCCTGCCCGTTTGCTCCAACAGTACCCCACGCAATAAGCGAAACGCCTGCTTCCGAAAGGGCGATGCCTGTCGAAGAGCCAGTTGGCGAAGAGAAACCGTTGTTAAGTGCGTAAGGACCAGCTTCAGCCGAAAGACCCGTCAGGGAAACACCACCAGTCACTTGCTGACCGACGACACCACCACCGAAGAGAGATTCACCATCTACTGCGCCACCTGCGCGTCTCGTATCACCAAACGTGAAGTCGAGGAAGAAGATAAGACCAGATGGCAAGCTCATAGGCTGCACACTGACCAAATCGTTGGCGATTAGACCACCGAATACACGGCGGACGATTGGAAACGCCACTGCTGCGAAACCTTCAACATCACCACCAGCCATTGAAGACCCGGCAGCTTCACGAAGAAGTTCCTTGGCTTGGTTTTCCATCAACCTAGCCATTGTTTGTTTTTTTCGGTCGTTACCGAGACCTTCCAGAAGTCCTGTTCTTTCCCACTTGGAGAGAAGAGC